TTTCTTCGCATCCTGTGTACTACTTGTATATACAAGAGCATCACCACCGACTCTTTGTGCTGTTGCAGTTAGCGCATTGAGTAACTTTCCGTGTCCGATAGTAGGAGGATTAAACCTTCCAAATACAAATACTGCTGTGCCCATTTTTATCTTTTATAAAGTTTCTTAAAATCTACGGTTCTTAACATACTCCACTCCGGTTCTGTAGCATCTTTTTCAAGTTCTTTTGGAGTTACCTTTTTTAATTTGCCGCTCTCAAAATAACTATTTTTTCCATGTGTGGCCACAAACTTCAAAAAAGAATCTCCGCCCTTCATACCTACTCTACCTGTGTACCAAGTGCCACCATCAAATGCAACATATTTTTCAGTATCATCTTTAGATGGGTCCAAATAATATTCTGTTTTTTCGTTTAGATGTTGTTTAAACGTTTTCATGCTAGCACACCGTCATGGTCTTTTGTTGTAAGTTTAAGTTTTTTATGAAGTTTCTTAGTTTTAGTTCCCCAAGAATCATCATCATATACAGCAGGTGGCGACATTGTTGGTGTTTTCCCTTTTTTATGCATCTTCATCCAAAGATCATTGTAACGGTCTTGTTCTTTTTTAGACCATCCACCTTTACCAGCGGCCTTCATACCAAGATCTCCTAGTTCCTTTGCATCTGGGTCTTCTTTTTCTTTTTTGCTAAACCAACCTTCGTGGTATTGTGTAAATGTTTTCATTTGATTATCTTCCCCAATTGTTTATAAAACGATGATACTGCCTTGAAATCTTCTTTTTTCATTGCGTTAATCAATTGGTCCATTACTCTTTTTGTGATATCTACAAGATTTGAAATCTCCTGGTATCCTTCTCCGACATCTTCGTTTTTCTTCTTTTTCCTCTTTGACTTTCGATATGCCATAATAGCGCGATTTATTTTATTATCTTCTTCATCATCAAATCTTTTGACACCCTTACCTCGTCCTCCATATGAACCACTTCCTCTTGTCGCAGGAGAGGGTGGCTGTTTATCAACTTTTCCGCCTTCTTTCTTCCATTTTGCTACAGCCATGGCCCGTTTTAATGCGTCCATTCGCGATTCACCTTCATTAACATCATTATATAATTTCATTCTATTTGCACGACTCATTCCAGCTTTTTTAGCTGCACGTTGCATTCCTGAATCTCTTTCTTTTCCTGCTTTGGGATCATGACATTGGGATTTGTGTAACTTTTTCATAGTGGGAGAACGCAATTTATCTATTGATATATCACATATATTTCCACCTTCTCCAATAAGTGCTTCGTCCTGAAGTTCCTCGTATGATTTTTTCATTTCTTTTCCTGCCATCTTCTAATTGATGCGAATTCCTTTGCATCATCAAGTGTGGGTTTATCACCGAAATGAAAAACTATTTCACCACTTTTGTCACTCTTTGCATACATACTAAATTTTCCTTTATTTTTTACTATTACAAGTCTCGTATTAGAACTTCTTACAGTATCATCCCAATGATGAACTTTAGATCTCCATATAATATCTTTTGGTTTAATCTTTGGTCTATCTTCAGGCATAAGCCATCCCTTGCCAGGATAATCTTTGTATAATTCGTCTATATGTTGTGTAAATGTTTTCATTTAATTGTTCTCCCAATTTCCTTTGCAACAACTTCTCTTGTATAAATTTCTAAATCTATAGAAGCATCCCATACTTTTATTGGCCACTTCTTTATATCTGTAATATGTTGCTTAATCTCATCCGGCCCCCATACATCATCACGATTAGTTTTCCAAACGTGTACTTTTTTAATCTCAATATTATTGACTATTTGTTCATCCCAAGCATTATCTGTCATTCTTTTTCCTTTTGCATAACCATATAATATATTACCCATTACTTTTGAATTCTTTTTAATAACCTTTTCTACTCCATCAAAATAGTCTTTTATTACCAAACTTATTTTTTTGCCGTCAAAATTTAGATGTCTTTTCATTGAGATCCAAAGGTCATATTCGGGTTCTCCTTTCGTTAGAAACTCTACCCCTCCGATTTCTACATGTTTTGGAAGATGTTTTATAACAAGTTTCTTTATCAAAGTATTAAGGTCTTTTTCTACTTTATTGAATTTGGGCCCTGTCATATTCGCATTCTCAAACCAAGATAATTCAACCCACCTTCTACCTTTATTATCTACCTGACTCATTATATCATCTTTAGCAGATACAATAATATCGGCATCCATTTCTGCAACAACATGAACATCACCTCCTGTTGCTACACCAGTTTCCATATAACGTGACATCATTGAGAAAAATGCTGAGATGGACTTCTTTCCTCCTTCAAGTTTTTTTAATTTTTCAAGACCTGCTAAATCAGTTGTATGAAATACCGTTGCACGAATTGTATCTGGCCATATTCTTTTAAACATAGGTCCAGACATAGGAATACTTAAACTAGAAGTATTATCGTAGGAACTTGTATCAAACACAATATCTGATGTGCTTTGTATTGCAAATTCTTTTAGATATGATTTGAATGATCTCACTTGTCCCAATTCTTTGCAGCGTTAAAGTTTTGCATTGAAAATTCCATTCGGTCTACTAATTTGACGGCCCCTCCTTTAAGAGAATCTATAGCCACAAATCCCTCCGGTGCCGTAACCCGATATCCTGTAGGTGTCTTTATAAATGTTTTGGTTAATCCTTGAATACTTTCCAACTTACGTACAATCAATAGTTTAGCATCAATAAGTAGATTCTGCATGGCAAATATCTTAACAAACTCTCCTGAATTCTTTCTAAGAAACTTCACATATTTGTCCATTATTTCTTTTTTGACTTTCTTTGTTTTTTCTTGTTTTACTTTATCGATATCTGCCTTCAATTTATCATATACATATGCAATCATTCCAGCGGTGTGTTTCTTAACATTTTTGACCTTATCACCCGACCGGACCTTCGTATTATAGTAGGTTTTCACCATCAAGGATGTTTGTGGATCATTTGCAATCATTCCCAAAATATTTGAATCTAATTTCTGGAATAATGCTCCTGCCTTCTTCAATATTGCAGTAACATCCCCGGTTTCCTTCTTTGTCATCGTAGCAGTTCCAGACTGATCCTTGAACGCTGCATCGGCTTGCCATACCGTATTTTTTTCTCTATAAGCTCCAGAACTAACACCAAAAGAGGCGGTCATGTCTTCCATCGTATCGCCACTATAAGTAGTGTGCCATACGATCCCCATATTTGAAGACATTATTTTGGCCGCCAATTTGGTTTTTACTGGTACTGCATAAACAATCGTATTCGGTTGAAAAGTAATATAAGATTCACCATCAATATCTTCTCTTTTTAAATCATCTGAAGTATACATCATATCACCCTGAAGAACACCCTTAATATTTACTCTGGATAATTCTTCAAGTGCGACTTTGAGTTTGTCTGCCAGTCCTCCGGCATGGTTGTCATCTATATCTGCTTCTGTGTAGTTTATCTTGGCGTTCTTGGCAAATACTCCTTTGGTCCCGACAAAAAATCGGTCATTCTCTGGATTATAGCCAGCGAACACAGCCGGTGCTCCGTCCCATTTTACGGTTACATTTACGGAAGCATCAGAGTGTCCAGCCAGCATATCTCTCAATCCTTGAAGGAAATTTATTGCTCCTCTTGTGCCCTCTACTCCTCCATTTAACACCTCATCTTCCAGGTGTTCCATGTGGAGATTCTTTTGTTCTGTTAAAAATTCAGAGAATGCAAACATTATGTTATCTCTTTAAATACTTCTGTGTAGTCCTCAATATACATTTTAGAATCAGATGAAGTATCGGGATTTCCCACCATTTGTCCATTACTTTTCCACCTAAAGAAAATAGAAATTGACATAATTGGCTTGGGTTTTCCCACCGATCCTTTGTGTGCTGCTTTCAAAATAAAAGTATATCCCGCTCCTGATGTTTTACCCTCATAAGTAAAATCAATATTTTGAATAGTAGCATCGAATTCCTCTTTTGAAGGGACGCGTTTAAAATCCCTTCCACCTTTTGCAGCATACATTATAGCTTTGTCACCAACACTAATTTGTCTTTCAAATACTGTATGTAAATTTGACTTTATTGTTTCGTCTTGAGATTCAAAATATGTACCAAATATATTAGTAAATTGGTTGTTTCTTTTTGTTTTCCAATCTTTTCTGGTAGATGAAGGCCCTTGATCATATAATTTTCTACAGACGTATCTAAAAAAATTTGGATTATGTCTTTTGTCTTTATCATCCTTATCATATTGGCCCTTTTTTCCCCAATATAATAAATCATGAAATACCTGAACATCGGCATCAGTTATTTTCTTTTTCTGGTATTTACTCCAATCTCCAGCAATACCCCTTTTCCAATCTGTGAACAATTTTTTAGCTTTTACTAATGCTTTTTCCTGTATTTTTTTCTTCTCTGCATTGCGTTCTGTAATTGTCCACCCATCTAAAGATAATTTTATCAAACTCATCCAAGCTGATGTCATATCATCCCATTTTTCTGGTACATTTGTCTGCAACTCTTTCAGTAATGATGCATCACTTGATGTTCCTAATGCCGTTCTAGCAAATGCATCAACTGTTAAGTTTTTAAATTGTCCTTTTCCAAATTTTAAAGATATTCCTTGTTCATTATATGCAATATCTGAAGCTCCATACTCAGATGCATCATTGGTCGGCCCTGTCCACAATATGGGTTTTTTGGGGGTTCCAACTCTAGGATCAAGGTTTTCCCTTATAATTCTAGCTAATGATATTGCATCATCTGCTCTTTTTTGTAAATTATTTTCCTCCCAAAAGTCTGCCCCTGCAGATTTAGAAGTTAAATTGCCATCAATATCTACTGTATCATCAATAAATCTATACCACTTTTCTTTATCTGTTGGAAGTATTGCGGTCAATTTAGAATCTACAGCTTCTATG